TGTCGAGGAAACTGCTGAGTAATACATCTGACTGCTGTCGCGGTTGATCTCACATTCATTCGGCGGGGCGGTCTGCTCCGCCGATATTGAATCTGAAAGGAGGTAAAGTATTGAGCGGCATAAAAGAAATGGTTGGTGTAATTCGCGGACTTATGGAAGATGGAACTCCTGTGATGGTCATGCCAATCACACGGCTGGACTGCATTGAGGATTCTTCCGAAACTGTCACAGGCGCTGATAACGGAGACTATATTCCTGTTATTGACACGAAAGACAACGGACAGATGAAAAAGATTCTTGTATCCGACCTGCACAAGGAGGTTTTCGCCTCACATGATATCGCAGTAAGTCTGCTCCTGACCCTTGCAAACAGGGTAAGCAAGGAGTTTGACGAAGTCAGAACCGATGTTCTTTCAGAGTCCGGAACGGTCACGCTCACCAACGATGCAATATATCCTTTTAACAATTCGCAGAAAACCGTTCCGCTTGTTGTGCAGAGGACCAATGCGAACTATACCGTAGTCCCCGAGATCGTGTCATGCAAAGGAAACGTCGGCGAGATAGTGGTTTCGGATATTCTGGAAAATGGTTTCAAAATCGCATACACGGGCAGCGCAGCCAGCGTAACTTTGAAATATAAGGTCATAGGAGGGTTTACACCGTGAAGATCGTAAACAAAAACGAGGGTACAAAGATACCTTATGAGGTCATGGGCAACAAGATCTGCTTTGACGACGACCTCACTATCAATCTTGCCAAGCGCGAGGAAAACGATGCGGTTCATATCGACGTCTGCTTTGACGCTGACCGCAATCTTGTTATAGGAGCGGCCGTCGGCAGACTGTATGTAGCAGAGATAGATATTCCGGCGCGTGAATGGGTCGAGACCGAGCTTGAAGAGGAAAATGCGGAGAATACGGAGAACGTTGGTATTGCGATGAAATCGTTCAGCCGTGAACCTGTTCCGTTCGACATCAGCAAGGTAACACTTTCGCTGTGGGCTATCGACCAGGCAGCAGAAGGAAAGGATAACACCGATGAGCAGTAATTTTGATCTCGCCAATCTGGCGATACAGACGATATGTCCGGGTAATGAGCTGCTGTACGACGACAAGGGGTTGCCCTCTGTAATGGTAAAGATACCCAAGATGACGTATGCACAGCTCGGTATAGGGGATTCCAATGATGTATTCCCTGCATTTATCGTTAACGGCAAGACTGTTGATGCTCTGTACTTCCCTAAGTACGAGAATATAGTGCAGAACGATAGAGCGTATTCTCTGCCCGCGCGGGATCCTGCTGTTTATGTAAATCATGATCAGTCTGTTGTGTACAGTATGTCTAAAGGAACAGGCTGGCACAGCATGACTCGGCTGGAGTGGTGTGCAATTGCTTTATGGTGCCTTAAGAATGGTTTTCAGCCGAATGGTAATAACAATTATGGCAAAGACATATCCGAAAGCACATATAAGGCTGTTCCCACTTTAAGAGAGAATAATGGGAATATTAACCGTGTTGCTACAGGAACAGGCCCTCTGTCATGGTTCCATAACAATGCACCGGACGGTATAGCTG